CATCTACGTCCATAATAATAACCGTATTTGTAATAGGCATTCCAGTACGTTCTTCGAACATAATAGCATAGGCTGACATTTGTGCAAAGTAGTTAGAAATATATTCTTTCTTTTTTACTCGTTTTGATGTTTTAAAATCTACAATAGATGGTACACCGTCAAACAAGCCGATGCAATCACACCTGCCAGCCAACCCCAAATGATCAGAATAAAGAGGTACCTCAAGACCGTATATTTTAGTAAGTCGTCCATCAAGGATTGGACGAACATTTTCGAGTGATTGTCTAATGTGTGGAAGAAATTCTGAAGTGTCTTCATTAAGTAAATACCTTTCAATAATTGAATGAACTAATGTACCCCTATTTGATGCCTTAGTGCTAATCTTAGCGGCAACTTCTTCTCCCACTCTTTTTTTCCATGCAGCAATTGATTCTTCGCTTAGAATACTTAATACTGTAGTAATACTAGGATACTTGTTACCGTTAGGAGTAACATAAGTTCTACCAGTTGGGCGCGTGTCTGTATCCAGATCTTGATATCCGATATCAATTGTTTCATGTATAAACCTCATACCTTAATTGTGTTACCTCTTCCTGAAGTGGATTTAATATGTTTCATTTTATCCCTAAATCCTTCTGGGACTTTACTCTGTAGAGTACCAACACCACTTACAATTTGAGGAACTGATAATACTTTAACTATATCATCATCTTCTAGCATAGGTGCAAGTTCATGAAATGAACAGTTAACATCCCATTCTTCACCTGTTGAAACTTTACGCAGCGTGTAAGTCGGCATATTTAAACCACTCCGGTACTGGTCGCTTTGTCCAAACCATACTAAAACGATCTTGCTTAGTTTGGTAAAACGCACGATATGATTTTACGGGATCTTTGAACTTACATTCTGGATTTGAATTCATAGCCAGTTTAAATGGTGTCAAAGGTCCCTTTGGAATATTATGTGGCAATGTCCATAGTGCAGATCGTAGTAGAGATGAACCATGAACCTTTCCATATCTGTATGTATATTCTTCACAAAGTGCACTATAGTGTTCCCAGTGCCAACGATAGTTATCAGATGATTCTACACTCCATACTGTACATGGATGTTTGTAATGAACAGCTTTGTATAGTAACTGATCCATCTCCGGATCGTCGAATAGCCTATAGTGTTTTACCATAGTCTTTCCAGATTTAGATGGACCAATTTGTACTGTACCATCTAGCATACGATGAGCAGTACTAAGCATCTGTGCCGATTCTAGAATCATCTTAACAACATGTTTATCGCATTGAAGCTGCGCAGCAATAACTGGATCTTTATCTAGTACAAATATATTCATAGTAACCTCCTAATAATCTATTATTATACCATATATTAGTCTTGAAGTAAACCAGGAAAAACCTCTTTTACTAAAGATCTTGTAATACTCGATGGCTTTTCCTTATTGATCATTCCGATAATCAATTTAGCTTCTTGCGGATGTACGCCTTCGATCATACCAATAAAAATATTCTCTCTCTTAAATGGTGGCATCTTATCACCAGGACCACCTTTTACAAAATATTTAAAATTCTTATTCTCTCGCATAAGACTAGATGGATGGTTATGGTCTTCAGCTGGTGTATATGGCGGTTCACCACCTGGAAGATTCCACGATACAGTTTTATCCATTGAACCTCGTATAATATCTTTAAGAGCCCAACTCTCGTTCTCTTTTAGTATTTTAATTTTATCTTCTTTCTTCGATGCCTTTTCCAAAGCTTCGAATACTTCAAAAACATATTGTTTCATTAAATAAACTCCTGAACACTTTCAATTAGTCGATTCATTCTCTTTGAAACAAGATAGGGGAATACTTTACCTTTGTTATCCCACGGATCTTGTTCTTCATAATTATTTATAATTAAGGTTTTTAGCTCCTGCGGAGTCTTGGTTAGATCTATAAGTGTTTCATTACGCTGATAGTTACGATACCAAGATGCTGCATAAAGCAATTCACCTTCAGATAAATCTTCTAATATAGTTTGCATTTTCTTTTTTGAAAGAGGTGTTTGCCTACGACCTTCGACAAGTACATCGTCATCTGATAGTACATTTGGTATACCATCTCCAGTATCGCCTCTTAGTATTTTCTCTTTTAGATTAACACGTGGGTTATCGTCTACCACTTGTTTCTTTAAGAGTGGTGACCATTGTTTAACGTTTTTGTATCTCTGAAGTTGTTTGAAATCCCCATCTGAGGATACAATCATTACATCTTCATAGTTACCAAATTCTTGTGTACGTTCTACAAGAGTACCAATAATATCATCTGCTTCACAACCTTCTAGATGAATAACTTTGTACGGAAAGTTTTCACGTAATTCGTCTTTAATCGTATGCATAATACGGAATGCTTCATTCCAATCGAATGTAGATGCATCACGATCTTTTCTACGATTGCCTTTGTACTGGGGGAAGTATGAACGACGCCAGTTGTTCGCGCCATCGCACGCGAGAACTACTTCACCATATTGATCCCTAAATTTCTTATTGTACATACGCAAAGAATTAAGAGTCATATGACGAACCATAGCCTCATCCAGTGTTTTATGGATAAGGATAGACGCTAAACATATACCGCTAAAGTCGATAATAATCATAATATAAGATCCTTATTACATACGAAATTTAATATTTTCAGTGTATTCCTTCATATCAAATTTTTCTAGCAATCTAAGTAATTCTGATTTATCATTCGAATGAAATCTGTATACAGGATTGCTACCGCCAGGTCCTGACTCGGTTACTAGCTGTAATGATACATCTAACCGTTGGCAGTTCTTAAGAAGGTTAATAGGTTGGTAGTCATGGTCAATGTTTAGATCGACTGAATAAGTCATAATAAGTAAAGTCCTTTTTTTAATTGTACATCTATTATACCACTATTTTCCATAAATGTAAACATATATTTTCACTTGATATAGAAAAGTTTCGGGGTAAATTTCAGGATCAGCAAGGTTGCTACCGTAGTATTTTATTAATCTTTCGGTAAATGATTCGAATGAATCTTGCATCCAATAAACTCGTTATAATACTGATCACTTAAAAGGACATCATTTTCAAATTGAAGCTTAGCTTCATAGTAAGACATTTCTCCCTTTGTCCTACACAATCTTAAGATTTCTCTTTTGTAATTATCTGGCCCTTTTTGTTCAAGGAGTACTTGAAATTTCTTACTAGATCCATAATATTTTTGCCAGTCAGATTCTGTTCTGGTTCTGACTTTTCTAGATCTTTTACTATTTTTTGGTAATACCTTCGGCCGCCAGAAGTTCTTTTTACCGATATATTTCTTATCTGTATCCAACTCTGTGATGACGTATACGAATCCTTGATAGTCTTCGGGAGTTGTTTCATAAGGTTCATTATTGTAATACCATGTCATACAGTTATATATGACTATCCTATAAACTCAAAATCTGCAGTTTTCTTTTGTACTTCTGCTCTTCTTCCACACATAGGACAATAGATTGGTTCATCTAAAGCCAAAGCATATGTTTCGCTATCGCACTCTTCACATTCGATTATGTATTCATCCATGCCTTATCCTTTTTAAGATCTCTAGTTTACGTATATCGGTTGCATAGAACCATTCTCTTATTTCGTCCTGTGTTCTATAGCAACCGATACACTTACCATCTTCGATTTGACATATATTTATACACGGAGAAGGAATATTAGAAATCGATTTCACAAGCCCCACCAGCACATGCTGCAGCACCCATTGTATCAACGTCGGTATATTTCTTTTCAGTAATATCTTCAAGCCAATTAATTGGTTTTAGATTGTCTTGTATCTTATTCCACTTATGAAGTAGATAAGCATCTTTCAAGCAATATTCAGCTTTCTTAATATCACCATTAAGATAGTTAACTGCAAAGTTATTAAATCTACGTACCCAATCTTTTTTCATTGCATTCTCTGCAGATTCAAGTGAAAGATCTTCACCATATCCCTGCGCAGTAGTACAGGCGTTCCATAAGTTATCAAATATATGGAGTGCATCTACTACCAATCCTGATGCAAAGATAGCGGCAGTATTATATTTCTTTACCATTTCCTTTGCCGTAATAACAGCAGTATTTGGTGCCTGGTTATAATCTTTATCACCAGACATAGCAAGGAAAGAAATACCAGCAAATGAATGTCTGTTTTCAAATACATATTTTTCTACTTGATCCCAATCGTCAACGATAATAGTATTTGAAACGTTATGACGAATACCTTTGTCTGCACAAAGATCTTCATTTGTACCAGCATTTACCCAATGCTTCTGTGCCTTTGCAACTAATTCTAGATGTTTAACACCAAGTAGTTCGTCTTTATAAATTGATCCTTCTTTTGGTAGAATAGGGAATGAAACCACTACATCTGTACCACCAGCAGACCATACTGACTCTTCAACCATATATGGATTCGACTTAATAATAGCCTGAGTAATTTCAGATTCCTTATTTAGCTGCACGTTCCTGATATACATGCTTGAGTGTTCTGCATGGATTCCAGAAGCGGTTTGTAGAAGAACTGATGCATTACCACTTGGCTTAACGCAAGTAGTACGAGCAGCGGGATTAATACCAATAATGGATGCGACTTTCTTATTAATATCTCTAACAATCTTTGCTCCTTTTTCGAGTACTTTTTCGTTAAAGAGAATATCAGGATTATTCATCCATCCTGTAATAGAAACTCCAAGTAGTGCTTCTCTATCGAAGATCTTCTTTGATGTATCAGACAAGAATTTAAAGTCTGTGTACCCAGCTTGTAGGGTACCGAGGATAGACGCTGCACGGCATGCCTTATAGAAGTCTTCCTCGGTATTGCACATGCCTCCGTTAATCTCTGTCAAGTTACATCCTTGCCAGCCAGACTTACGACCAATCTGTGGGAACATACCAATTTCCACACACGGATTAGTTGTATGTTCTGTTGATTCAACGAAAACAAATCCTGGTTCACCAAACTGTTTAACAGATTCCATAATCTTGCCAAACTGTTCTGGTGTAGTTTTATCACGGACAATTACTGCTGAATTGTTCGATCTTCCTCTTTGTGGATTATCCATAAACCAGTTGCCAGTCTTAGCATTCATCATCTCTTCATCATCTGGTGAGAAAAGACAAATAGTTGCTGAACGACGTACGCCACCTGATAAGACAGCATCTGCAGCATGCATAGCAATGTCATATACATTGATTGGCTTAATAGCAACTGGTTGTTTGGAATCTAGTACAATACCTTGAAGTAAATGTTCAATTTTGTCGAGTGAACGACGTAATCCTTCTGGTCCTGGAGCTTTAAATCCACCTGAGATTTTAGCACCCTTTGGACGAATATTAGTCATATCGAAGAATACTCTTCTACCTTCATAGTCGGGATGTTTACCACCACCAACAAAATAAGAAGACATAAGAACGTCAAGGGCTGATGCCCAACCTTCAATTGAATCTTCTACGATATAACCTTTAGCCTGTTTGGTACGGGCTTGAAGCTTTGGTAATTTTTTAACATGATGTTTCTGTACAGAAAAACCTGCACCTGCACCACACAATAAAATATAGAATAGCTCACCAAAAAATTCTGCTCTGTCTGAATAAGAGGATGTACAGTTGTACATACGCATCTGGTGTTTCATTAACTGATCACCGCCAAATTGCAATGCTCGCTGTGCACCTAGTACTCTTTGTTCTTTATAGGCATGTCTCGCTTCTTCAAAATATTCTTTTAGTTCATTATTCTTTTGTTTATAATTTTCTTCGTGCATTTCGAGAACACGATCGACTGCCTCATCCCAAGTTTCGTATCTACCTTGGTCTTCAATGTATCTTGAATAGCCTTCATAGAACTTGGTCTCGGACAAAAACTTCCTAGTGTCAACAGCTTCTGTTGCCATTTTGTCACCTCTTTTGTTTGATTTTTTATTGATGTGTATTATATATCAATTACTAAGTTTTGTAAACCCCCTAAAAAAGGGTAAATCAAAACTATTCATTAAAATATTTTTCTACCATTTCAAGCATATCATCATACTTTGCAATCTGTTCCATCTCTGTTTCAATTGCTTCCATAATATCAGGATGTTCACCAACACCAACTGGATTGGTAAGATATACTTCTACGTTCATTTTATGCTTATCGACATGTCCCTTTGCATGGGATTGGAAGGCTGATAGGATATCATCTCTTAAATCTGTCATTATAATTTTACCTGTGTTCTATTATGTAAATGTTCTGATACGATCTCGTCCTTTGACTGACCGTAGTATGCAACTGCATGATGTTCTTCAATCATTTTTTGATTGATATTAATATCATTATACCAAAGTTCACCTAAGATTCTACCAAATTTACCTTCAGCATCTTTGTGTGTCTTGAGAATAATATTTCCAGAGTTTAACCATTTTGTAAGAAATTCTTTTGCTGCTAAGCCATATTTCTTTTCTTCAAGATCGCGCGTACGCGACTCTGGCGTATCGATACCATGTAGGCGAATTCTTTCACCTCGCATCCATACACCAAATCCTAAGTCAATATCAACATCAACAGTATCACCGTCAACAATCTTAACTACTTCGCATCTATATTCATACATTACTTAATACCCTCTATCTTTGCGTTAACTTTACGATGACCATTCCAAGCTACGAATCCACCTATACGTAATGCCCAATATGCCAAGTTATTAAGGAAATGGAATCCATTCTGTTCAATATTAATATCACGGAATATAATATCTGCATCCTTCTGAGTAAGTTCACCCATAGTACTTTTCTTATCTGCTTTAAGTAGTGTCTTATACTTATAAGCATAATCATGTACTAATCCACCCATGAGTAGTACACCAACTGGAGATAACCATGTATGTAAGAATTTAGGAATAGATGCACCATCGAATTTAAAACCTGCGGGAATAACATATGATTCACCGTTTAGTTTAAATTTCCAATCTTTGACTACTGTCCAATTTCTTGTACTTGTTAGCCACATCCATATTGCGCCCCAGAAACCTTTACCTGCGGTATCAATACGTATTGGTTCTAAATGAGGCATTTCCTTATATTCAAATCCGATAATTTCTTCATCACAATCAACACCTAATCTGTTGATAATCCATCCTATAATAATTAGAATACCGACAATTGTAAACTGCCACCAAGTGACAAGTTGATCGATAATGAAGTCCATTATTTCGTCTCCTGTTTTGTTTCCTCCGTCACTGCCTTTTCATAATATACTATGATTTCTTTCTGTTGATTTATATATCTTCGAAGGTCTGCAATATTAAGAGCAAGATTCTCATAATCTTTCATACTAAGGGCAACAAAGGCTAATT